ATATGTTCTCCTTCGTGTCCCATTTATCTTTTTCTGCTTGCGTTACAAACAAATTTACACTTCCTTCTGCAATATCATCGCTATCATCTACATTCTTTTGAAAGCTATTTAATATTTTATCGCTATTCGTAAAGGTAAAAGGTGTTAAAAACTGTTCATCATTTACACCAGTGTTAACCGTTGTTAAGCTCGCGTTATACGGTGTATCTGTATATTTCCAAGTAATACCATTAGAGTAGTATATCCCCGCGTTATAATAAGTGCCGCCTAATCCACCAGGAAGCCACTTTGTCCCCTGACTATCTTCTACAAAATAAAGCTCTCCGCTTACAGTAGTAGGGTTAGGTAGTGCACTATAGTTAGCCACTACAGTTATATTAGATGCACCGCTGCCCGCTTGAGCCTCAGCTTTCCATATACCTATTTGATCTGCTAAATCCTCTGCACTTGCAAATGTGGGGCTAGAAATATCTAAGTAACTATAAAAACGTCCATCACAAAAATTAACAGCATCACCCCTTACAAATACTATTATCTCATTGAGATTAAAGTACTTTACAAGGCTTTTAGAAGGCTCTACAAACTTTAAAAAGCCGCCTACTCTACTTAATTCTATTGCCATTATTGCCCAGTGTTGTATAAATAAACGTAATCCCCTATTGTATCGGCTAAATTCTCAGCGCTTGATATTGTAGGAACTGTCACATCATTAAAATCTACATTGTTACCATCCATGAACTGTACAAAATCACCATCTACCCCTATTTGTATATTCGCTAAACAAAAATATTTAGGCCTATTAGCGCCTACCTTAACCTTTAGTAGTCCTCCCTCCCTTGTAATTTGTGTTGCCATTGAAACAAAATTAATAAAAAAAGGGGTGATAAAAAACACCCCCTTTCTTTTTATGTAATCACCTATTATTATGGCGTTTCTAAAGCTGCAATATCAGTTGCAAAAGTTCCTTTTACAAAAGAAGTTACTTTATTAGTTTTGATAAGGTTTAAACCTCTCCACTCAGCTAAGATTGTTCTCATGTTCTTAGTAAAGTCGTTTCCGTCTAATCCGATATCGATCATTACACCCGCTTTCTGAATTACAGTAGCGTTTGCAAAGTTACCGATTAAGTAAGTACCTACAGTTACCAAAGTAGATTTGATAATTGGCACACCGTCTAACTCTAAGTTTCCAGCAACCATTACCAATCTCTCTACATACCTTTTATCAGTTGGTGATACTTTGATCATTTTCAAAGCGTTCACATCTGATGGGTGCATAAAGATTGCTGTAGGCTCTCCTTGCTCAGCAATTTCAATTTGATTCATTGCTACAGCAAGTACATCTACCGAGTTAGCATTGTCAATAGTAGCCGCAAAAGTTCCCGCTGCGAAGGCTGGCGCTTGTGTTCTAATACCGTTCAAGTTTTGGCCTGTGTTGTCACCGCTATATACCTGAGTTTCTACAGCTAACAAAAGCTCTCTCAACAATTCATTTCTAATCTCACCCATGATGAAATCAACATCATCAATCATTTCAGTAGAAACTTTAATGTAAGCCGTTGTTTTCTTCAATGACTCTGAATCTACTACCAAATCAAAATCAATTTGATTCTTAGCTACACCCTCAGCAGTTTGAGCCGCTGCACCTTCTTTGTTAGCCTGAGATACCCAAGATACTAAGTTAGAGGTAGTCGTTGATCTAGATACAACATCTAAAAGTGAAGTAGCTCTAGTAGGGATAACATCTAAACCGCTTAGTCTATCTTCTACAGGTACATTACCTCCCGAGATATTAGCGCTTGTCATGTCACCTACAGCCTTAACTACAAAAGAAGCATCTCTAGCAGCTTGCTTGTCGCCGTCTTTCAACATTTTCAAAGACTCTTTTTTAGCCTCTAATCCTGCTTTAATAGCTTCGAACATTGTTTTATTCTTAACCTCTAACTCTTCTTGTGTCATTCTCTTAAGCATTGCGCCCTGAGATTTTAACGCTGTAGTAAGAGCAGCTAGTTGTTTATCTTGTGCCTCTGACAACTCAGTTTTCAAAGCGGCTACATCTTCTTTTGATGCTGCACCTGCTTCCAACTTAGCTAATTTTGTTTCTAAAGCTTCGTTATACTCAATGTATAACCCTGCTTGCGCCTCAGCGTCTAGTTTTGTGATGTCCTCGATTGACTTGGACACTAAAAATTCTTTAAATTTCATTTTCGTTGTAAGTATAATGCCCTTCGGCGTTTGTTTGTTACTTTATTTGTTTACTCATTAGCTCAAAAAATGACGGCTTTTTAACAGTTGTAGTGCTTGCCAGCGGCTTCAAATGTTTAAATGTGTCGATGAACTGCTCACAAAGATTAAAAACAATTTCTTTATTTTCAAATTTATTATTTAAAAAATTAAATATTTGCTCTACATCTATGCTTTTTTCTTTATTATCTAACACCCCCGTAAGATCATTAGACCCCATCAATACAGCGCTTGTTTCTCTTAACTTGGCTTCGCTCACCACAAAGAAGTAACCTTGGGCCTCGGCCTTGTCAGCATTTCCTAATGTTGGAAGTACTGAGCTATAAAGGTTAAAAGCTTCTTTGTCCTGGTGATCGTCTATAGCTAAATCAATCTTTACATATTGCATTCCTACGCTATGTTGATTAATTTCTTTATTCGCATAAGCGTTAAAAATAGCCTCATTCTTAGCCTTTTCAATTGCACTATCTAGTAATAACGCTGTAGTCATTCCGTCTTTATCTAATCCAACTTCCCTCCATGATAGCGCCGATTCATACGCTTTATTAATTGCTCCTATCTGACTTGTTAGCTTAAATTCATGGTCATGTAACAAAAATATTTTCTTTGTTTCATTGATAGACTTAGTAAAAATACCCTTTACATGAACATCATCGTGTGAGTCCATGTAGTTATAAGTATTTGCTACCAGTGTTCTATATAAAGTGCTTTCTGTATCGGGTTGCATAGCCGCCTTTTCAGCGCTTTCAGGCTTAATTACTTTAGGCTCTATCATTGCCCCATCTGTAAATTTTTGAGCTAACTTTTTAACCTGTAATAACTCGGCTTTATCCCTCCTTACCTTTGATATATTTGATGATCTCATTTCTTAATAATTTTTTTATTATCCGCTTTCTTTATTTTTTGCGCTAATTTCTTCTTAGCTATTTCTTTATTCTTCATCTTCTAATGATGTTGGTTCATCTATTGGCTCAGGAGCTACCATTACAGGAACAGGGGCAGGGTCTTTTTGTGTTTCTTCGGGCTTCTCATAAGACATACCTAGTTTCTCCCTTGCTTCTCCTAGTGTTATTAAACCTTTATCGTATTGGCTTATTATGTCGGCTTGGTCAGGGTTGAAAATTTCCATGTCTCCCGTGTTAACACTAATCCAGTATTTCGATAGTGTTGCCTCGTTCCATTCTTTTACAAATTTCCTTTCATACTGATTAACAAAAAGATCAAACATAGGCAGCACAAAATCAGTATACATAGCCTTTTTTGCTTCGTTGTAATTTGCGTGAGTCCTACTTTGGTAATCGTTAAACAATAAGGAAGGTACACCATAAGCATTACAAATATCTCGTACATGGTTCAACCTCATTTCTATTAATCGTAGGTCGTTCGCGCTCATTCCTACCTGAGTGAAGTCTACCGCTTCTTCTACCGCTACAAGCTTATTAAAGTTTCCTGAACCTCCTACAACGGATTGAAAAGCCTCCCGTAAAAACTTCATAACCCTTTCGCTTAATCCCATCCCCCCGTTTACGTTGTTACCCTTCGGACTTATAAACCCTGCTATGCCTCTATTCTCTAATAGTACGCTTTCTGCATGATTCCTATTGTTCCCAGCCTTTACAGTTTCCCATACACTTTGAAGAGGTGATAAACCATCTGCGTTAGTTTCATATCCTGTAGGGTCGTAAAATGTGATAATTGTCAATTCCTCAGGCATATACTTGATTATGCTTGTGCCATCATTGAACTCGTACCACTTAGACCCCTCAAAAAATTGATTCTTTGGGTTAAATGGTGTTACCCTATTTGTAGGTAGTACATATTGATTCTCAGGCATGAAGCCTAATGTTTCAGAACTCTTTAAAATATAGGCCCTACCATATAAGAAAAGGTTAGTAAACAAGGCATTAAGGCCCTCATTTACCCCGCTTTCTAACCCCCATTGATTCATAAAAAAATCATAGAACTCATCCCCCTCAAATACCTCGGTATCACCATCCATTATCTGAATAGGCAAAGAAGCACATAACCTAGATACCCTAGACACTACAGAATATACATCTTGATTTTTTAAGTAACCATCTTTTAATATCGCTTCCTGGCTTATTCTCCCACTGGTAAAACCATCTGTTAAGCTAAAAAATGAAGTGCCGTTAGTCTTAGCAGCCTTTATATTATCGACTATGTTAATCATTTAATTTTATTTTAGCTTAAAAGTATAAAATTTTTCGTAATATCTAACAGGGTCGATAACATGGTTATAATCATCTATCGGCATCTCCCCCGCCCTGTCTAACCAAATGTAATTTTGAAACTCTTTGATGATTGCCTGACTATTAGGGTCTATTATGATCTCGTAATTTTGCAAGGCCCTTATACCGTTTACTATTTTATCCTTAACCGCTGCATAAACATTATAACCCTCATTTTTGAACTGTCTTAACATTGTAGGGTCTGCACTATCAGCAACCATAGGAGCATTTTTTAATAGACCTACG